TTTTTACTCAGGGCCTTCTCTTCTTCACGCTGTCGTTGTGTCTTGCTCAACAAAATCTCCATATGTACCTGTTTTATAACAATACCATCCACCTTCTATTTTTAAAGGTGTTTCAGTAAATTGATTAAAAGTACCTAGTACACGTTTACTTTTCATTCATCAAAGTAGTTAAATAGTTGTTCTTCTTGTTCCCGAATCTCTTCTATGAAAGCATCTACTAGGTCTTCAGAAGTGACACCTAGCAAATCTAACAGAAGGTATTCAGGAAGCCCCCTTAAACGCTCTAGAAGCTCCTGAAAGTCCATTTAGACAGCAACCCCAGACATTACATATAAGGCCCGTAGAGCACCTTCTAGGAAGTCTGTATAGCTGTCTAGAAACCACCCTGTATAGCCTAATAGCAGAGTAACACCAATGGGCTTTACATAACCTGGGAGAGTTCGGTTAATTTTAGGCAGTAGGTATGTAGTCCAAGAGCCTACAGCATACAGAGCCATTAGGGTCCATAGGATATAGAAATGTGTCATACTAGTTTTTCCTTAAGTGCATATCCCATCAGAGGCCATACTTTGTTAACGGCATTCATTCGTGCAATTTTGTTACCTATATTAGCATCAAAGTTTTCAGGACTTGCACAAGCAGACTCACCAGTAACAGTGAAACCATTACGAAGAACTAGTACACAGAATGTAAGAAGCTGTAGGGGTACTAAATCAGCATCTTTGTCCGTTGGCTTTTCACGTCCTATGTAGTTGTCACCAATAAGAGCCCCGCTACGCCCGTCAAATGCGGTAAAGTAGTGCTCAGACACAATGTTTGCCTCTATGTTTGCTGGTGTTACGCGTGGGGCTGTAAGACCTTTGTCCTGAATTTCTTGTTCAATTAATGCTTCTGTGGTCATTTAGTTTCCTTCTGTTGTAGAAGAGATTTTAACATTTGTAAACAATGAATGGCTTTGTCTATGTCAACAATGCCATTCTTGTGTGGATAACGAGTAATGTATTTAATGGCATTTCCTTCTAGAAACCCTAGAGAGTTCTTGAAGATGTATTCTGCTGGTTGAATTACAAAATTCTTGTAGTGGCTTCCACCAATCTGCTCCTTTAGAGGCTCTGGTTGAAACATCTCTAGTTGTTCGTAGTCTTTAATATCCGTACCGGTAATCATCTTGTCTTCTTCTTTAATATTGTGGTAATAAGCTCTTTGCATAGCACTAGAGCCTTGTAGAGTTTCTAGCTGACAGCCTTTTCTGCTGCATAAATGCCTTGTGTTACAGGCTAGTCCTTTAGAGAAACATGTCATAGACTTACTTGTCTTTCTAGAATGTTTACAAGCACAGGGTCCATGTAGTTGTATTGATCTGAAATGTCCAATACTTTAATCTTACCCTTGAATTCTTCTAGTGGAAACTTAGTTGCTACACTAGCATAGTTTTCCTTGTTAACGAAGACAATCTTATCTGCCCACAAAAGTAAGTCACCAGTGACAGGGATTAGAGCATACTCTTCGCTACCAGCACAACGTGTGTTGTAGCCTTTAGCTGCGAACACATGTGCTGCTGTAGCACTACGTAGGATGCCTGCGCTGCAGATGAATAACACCTTAGTGTAATGTCCCTGGTATGGATTGTCCCATGGGCTATGGCTTGCAAAGATAATTTCGTTCTTAGTTTTCATAGATACTTACTTTTCAGATATCGAAGGCTCTTTGGTGTAGCGTTTAGCATGGACAGCATACTTTAGTCTTTCATGTTCTATTCGATGGCAATTTGCGCATAACATAACGCATTTAGCTAACTCACGTTCAATAGTCTCTGGTTTTAGATGAAACAAGTGTGATGGTGAATATTCTTTCTCTGCATCATTTAAATGGTGAAACTCAAACACACAGTTAGGGAAGATCCCTTCACAGTGTAAGCATTTACCACCAAACTTCTTAACCCAAACATCCTTTACTTCTTTACGGCGTTTTGAGGCATAGCGGCTACGCTCATCTTTCACCTCTTGAGTTTGTCTCTCAAACCATTCCTTGCTTTTCTGTGTATGATATGCAACTAGCCCAGGATTTCCTTGTCTAGCCTTAGCCTGCCGTTCTGAGATACAAGCTTTGCACTGTGAGGTTAACCTATTATTCTCACGGTGAAAGAACTCAGTAATAGGTTTAACTACCTTACATTTACTACATGACTTACTGTCCATACTTATTAAGTAAGTATTTTAGGCTCACTGGCATAATATCCATCTCACCCTTTTCATTAACGTCATTAAGCATAATGATTCCTCTGAAGTGGTTGTTTCCTTGAGGCCCCATATAGTCCTCTTTATGCATGTAACAGGAACCTGCAATAATACCAGTAAGACGGGTTCCATCTGCTCTATATGAAGTGCTAAACTGTAGACCTTGCATGTGTCCAGCAATACATGTCATTGCCTTCCTATTTAGTAAAGTCTTGGCATCACAGATAGGACGCCCCATAGGGCCTGATGTGAAGTAGTGTGAGAAGGCAATGTTATTTACAACTACAACATCCAGAAATGGATGTACTTCCCATCCATATTCTCTATATTTTAAGTCTTCAATTGAGATTGTTCCGTCGAGTTTGCTATCCCCGTTAATACAGCGATTAATTCTGTTTTCATGGTTGCCGAGAGTGAGGATATATCTGGGAGCATATCGCTCTCTATGGTTTTTAACAGCTCGTTGATTACCTGCTTTGATAGGACTGAGCAATGTTTCCATAGCCTCATGTGCTGCCTCAATGTCAGCTTTGTACCTTCGGCCCTCAAAAGACTTCGTGCCCACGTCATAAGAGCTAAGTGCAGCCATATCTGCAAAATCCCCAAGACACACGATAATGTCCGGCTTCTTTTCATAAATGTAATTACCTACAGCAGAGAGGAATGTAAAATCGTTTCCAGGCTTACTTTGTACATCAGGCAACACTAAGATTTTCATTTAGCTCATTTAGTTTTTGTAGAATGTCAGCTAGGTCTGTATTGGAGAATTGCTCTCTATAAGCAGTAAAGCACCACTCATCCTCACCATACTCTAGCTCAAGATACCCTAGGGCTGTCTTGTCTAGGAATACTTCCCAGTAGTCTGAGTTAATTTTATGAAAAGATACAGAAGTCAATTCATACCTCCTACGTTTGGGAATTTCATACGTAGAGGTTGATGCTCTCCGTCTTCGTCGTCAAGCGCTTCGTCGTAGTTTTCATCTAGGTAGAATTGTACACCTGCTGTAAGCAAATCATTCACCGCATAGTTCATCAAGAAGCTAGCCTCTCGCTTATTTACAGTGCCTTCTACCTGTACATCTCCGTTAGCATCTTTGCCAATAACGCGTAATTTCATCGCTGTTTTCTCTCCACTGAACTTTTAAAATCATGGCAGGTGTCACAAAGCACCTGCATGTTGTCTTCATCACAATACAACCGTGTAATAAACGTATTCCAATCTACAAACCCAACACTAGGCTCCACGACCGGGGACACGTGATCTACGGCCACTTCCTTAGCAGGAAACTCACCTTTACACTCTGCACATCGGTAGTGCTGTGCCATACGACCAGACTTAGGATTAATCTTCTTAATTGTCTTTGAAGCGGTTAGCACCGCGTTTCTTGGTGGCCAGCGCCTGCTACCTCCACGAAGCACACTGGTAATGAAGCTCTTTTTACGCGCAGCACTCCAATCACTCATCTAATGTTTTCATGTGCGAATTTACTATCTTTAACATAAACTCATTCTCATATTTTAGACGTTTATTATCTTCTGTCAATGTAGTAATGTAGTTTTCTGCCTGCATCAGTTTGATGTGCTTTTCGCTATAAATATGAAATAGTTCTACTGCAGAGTTTTCTGGAACACCGTACTTTCGTAGGCGCTGTAGAAATGTTAGTGGATACACATCAGACATCTAAGGCTTCCTTAGGAGAGGCCCATGAAGGCCATTTCCACGTGTCACCCATCTCACGCCATAGGTGTAGACACTTAGCATTCATCTCTAGCTCCTCATCACAGCCATAAGAATCTCTACATATGTTGAACATTTCTTCTTCTGTTTCACATTGTGCTAAGAGTTTCTCTGCTTTCTTAGGGCCAATGCCTTTACACCCCTTGATGTTATCAGCCGCGTCGCCTACCAAGAGCTGATAATAGAAGAACCTAGTTGCTTGGTCAGGTGAAATTAGGTAGCGTTCCTTCTTCTTAGGGTTCCAATGCCATCCGTAATATTGATCGAGGTCTTTATCAATGCTCACAATGATGGTTTCTGCATTGTGTTTGAAGTGATGTACACCCACCATGTCATCTGCTTCGCACCCATCGCTTACAAGAGCCTTCCATTCATCACGAATGTGGTCTTTAAGCATCTGTAGATGTACTGGCTTAGGCACATCCTTACGGTTGGCCTTATACTCTGGATACACCTTATTACGAAAGTTATTAGTGTTATCAGTAATAAATAGCGTGTAGTCTTGAGTGTTAAGGTCAACCAACGTATCTTCTAACATAGCATTGAGATTAAATCGTGCTTGTTCCTCTGATTCATTGGCTGCCAAGATGGCAGCTACATAGCAATAGCTGTCAGCATCAATTAAAGCGTGCATCAATAAGGGATATCTAGATCGGCGTTAGGCATGTCAATGAGGCTAGGAGCTTGTGTAACGAAAGCTATAACAGACTCTGCTAGAGCAAACACAGCAGCCTTGTCTAGAGCAGTCTTAGCCCCAGGAGACAACATAGCGATAGCATAGTTAACAGCAGATTGACGCACAATGAGTCGCTGACGCTCTGCACGTTCATCCTTGCTCTCGAAATCGCGCCCTGAATAGCTCGCTGCCTGACGATTCGCAGTGCCGCCGATGACAGCCCCACTAGTTGCACCTTGTGCTGCACTTGCTGAGGAGCCATCTGCCTTGGTCATAGAAGTCCACTGGTAATATTCCCCTTCCTTAACATTTACAACTTCGTAAACTTCGCCTTGCTTGGCATCCTTTGCTGTAGCAAATACAGAGGGATTAACAAATGACATCAGCTTCTTAGTCTTTACATCTACCTTACCTTGGTATTCACTCTTATAAACTACCTCACACATCTGGAATTTCTTGCCAGCAGGAGTTGAAACTTCGGTATTGACGATGGTAATTTGCATTGTTTGATCTTTCAATTAATTAGTGTGTGTAAGGAATTTTCCTTACATATATTGTACCATGAAACGTGTGTCTGTGTCAACACATTTTTAAATCTTCTAGGTCCTTTTTGTTAGGGCCATATGACACCTCACCAGTCAGTGGTAATGAGAAGTCATAGTTCCACACTTTCTTGCACAGCATAGGAACACTTTCTACAGCCTGTAGCAAGAGCTTCCCTACTTGCATAACATTTTCTGTTGGTGCGTCACAGATGATGCTGTCGTGAATCGACCCCACCAAGTCTGCTTTAAGTCCAGAGGCTTTTAGTAGTTTACGTGCCTCCAGTCTAGCAAGCATAACAAGGTCGCTACCAAATCCCTGGCATGGGTAATTTTTAATCATTGTAATGGGCCATTTAAGCTCACCACGAGTGTTCTTAGTAGGGGACAGGGGGTAGTAGCGTCCACTAGGAATAGAGAGCCTCTGCGTGGCTTGTACCTCCTCTACAATGCGTTTGTGCCAGTCAGCAATGCCTTTATATTTTACATAGTAGTTGTCAATTACTTGTTGCCATCCCTTCTCATCTAGCCCCACATCTTTGAAATCTGGGTCGTTTGCGTAGGAATAGGCACTGCCACCATACAGCAAACGAAAGACGAAGACTTTTGCAATGAGCCGTGAGGGTAGGTTAAATGCTACACGATTGTTTTCATGCATGTCCTCTTTGTTAATAATTTCCTTCATCATAACAGCATCACGGGATAGGTCTGCAGCAACAACAACTTCAAGACTCTTCACATCTACGTTGATAATAGGCATTAGTTGTCTTCTGCTCCACAACGACAATTAGGCCATTGACGCCCACAATTGTTACATTGTATATACCAATAATATCTTTTATACATATCTACTAATAATGAATTGATCTACATCAGCACTAGTGTTCTGTAGGTTTGGTGCAGAGCTACTTAGACGGCCTGTACGGGCCACCACTTGATTATATTGCCCATGTAGATACTCACCCCAATGCTTCCCTTCCAACAGCGCTGGAAGGGCCTTTAGATAAGTTCCTACGAGCTTCTCAATGTACGCTCTACGTGACAGCAGCGTAACAATTTCTTTCTGCACACGAGAGCGTCCTTTAAGGCTTTGTAATACGTCAGACGCTGTGCTGTATAGGCGTGTAGTGGCTTCTTTGTTGTCTTTAGTTTTCTTTAGCTCATCCTTGGCATTTGGCTTGAAATAGCCTGGATGCGTGATAGTCCTTAGCTCAATGTTGTCTCTTACATATTCTTGTCCTTTTCTGGGACCAGACTTGTAAACTCTTGTTTCTCCTGGTGTTCGATGCTCTACTTCGTAGGAGCCTCCGAATAGGAAGCATGAAAGCTGATCGCCACTGTTGTAATTAATGTCACCAGAATACACGTTAAGACGTGCAGTAATATCATTCAGCTCTATTGTGAGCTTGTCTGCTGCTTCTACAGACGCTTTCGTGTCATACTTAAGCCCATTATATTCCATCTCCTGCAGCACTAGCAAGTCTAGTCCACAGAGGATAATTAGTTTGTGTAATGCCGACGTCATACGAGGGTCTTTAAGCTGACACTCATAGACAGCATACGTAAGTTCTACGTCGTAATTGTTATACTCTTCTAACACCTCTTTAGGAATGTCTTCTGTGGTTACACCTTTTTCCCAATAGCCACTAACCTCGTCGAGCTTCGTGGGTAAGCCATACATCTCTGCTAGAGAGTTTAATGAAGCAAAACTGTTAGTTTGACCAGATAGAATGAACTCACACAGTTGTGTATCGTGTACACGGATGTTATTAGGAAGTGTAATGCCTAAGTTAGTGAGCCAATGAATGTCGAACTTGAGGTTTTGACCAATTAGAAGTGTTGTACGCTTAATAGCATTACGTAGGCAGCTAACGAAATCAATGTCGTCATACCTACGATGATAAATGTTCTCATGTTCTTCTTTAACTGAGTAGCTTACAGCCTTGTTACGTGAATCGAAGGCGTTGCCTCGGTTGTATGTGCTTGTCTCGAAATCAAAGCATACTTTCATCTGTAGTTCCGTTAAATACTATGTCATCAATACAAATATAACTACCTGTATCTGTCTTCCAACAACCAGTTCCTGAAACAGCATATGCACTATTGCAGAAGGCCTCTGCATCTTCATGCACAGCATACGCAGCAATGAACTCAACATCACCACAAGGATGTGTTTCTGTAATTATATAGATGTTACTCATTTACAAATCCTGCGGATTGTAATCTAACTTTTGCATCTAAATAAGCAGTTTGAGCATCTGCTATAGACTTAAAGGTTCCTAGATAGTGCTGCTTTTTATCTACACTAATTAAAGACTTATATGTATTCTTTTTTACTTTATATACACCTATAACTCCAGTATAGGATTTACGATTTACAGGATTCTGATTTAGACCATTTTGTGACCTACTAACCTCTCTTAGATTGTCAATCCTGTTATCTCCCCTGTCCCTATTAATGTGATCTAAAAATAAAATAGGCTTCTTACCTGTGTATAGCCACATAGCTAAAACGTTGCATGGATATACTTTACCTAAAACACATATTCGATAGTAACCTGCATTTTGTTTTGTTCCTTTTGTTGGTATGTTCAGTTTTTGATATCCCCTTGCAGGATTTTTAATTCGAATAAACTCACCAGTTTTAGGAATATATTTTATGTACTCTCTAAGTTTCTCTATAGAAAAGTTATTCATTTATATACCCAGCACTTTGCACTTGGAACTGAAACCCGACAATCTTACGTTCAGCATAATCAAAAGCATAATTGTCTCGTAGTTCCTCTGCTCGTTCTAGCGTAGCACACACATCAATTACATGTACACTTTTCTCTGAGTTTAAGATGCCATACTTACGTAGCACAACAAACACAATGTCTCTATTATTTGGTTTCTTCATTACTATTACTAATAAAATTAATGGTTTTCTCGTCTGTACATAGTGCTGCACACATAGAGTAGCGCACTCCATCAGGAGGTGTATCAGTGTGTCTGAGACATTGCTCTTTCTTAGAGCATCGTACACCACAACAACGGCAATAGTCATAAGGTAGTTTATTCATAGGACAAGATGTCTTTCGTTCGCATAATGTGTGGTTGACATTACACAATCCATGGTGCTGATGCAGCATGTCTTGATGCTATATCTGCGCGGTCAAGTCTCTCGATCTCGGCCAGCAGCAACGCGGCTGCGCGCACATAATTGCTACGGTTGTCGCGCACCTTAAACCACTCAGGCGCCCACGGCCACGCCTGCACACCGACTAGCGTGGCCAGTTCTGGGTAGGCGTAGCAAGCTGCTGCGTGTGCCATCTCGTGGGTATCGTGTTCATCGTCATGTCCTATCGTCCAACCCTCTGTGCTAATTTGTCTCTGGCGCTCTGTTAGTATGTCGAGTGCGGCCTTGGTCAAGGTTTCTATGGTCATAAATTAATACTCCAAAATATCTTTAAGCCTCATGATGTGAGGCTGGATTAAAATTTCTGATCTTCCGTGTCTCATAGTGCCATCTGAGTCAGAGTCACCAAGCAACTTATTCTTACTAATGTTAATAAACCTAATAGATTCCTCGTTAGGATTGTGTGTCATACCCATACCTAGGATGAAGTCACATTCTGCTTGAATAGAAGTCTTGGCATTGGCTACATGTCCCATGTCAAGCCATTTCTGCCCTTCAGCCGTGCCATCTGCTTGGTGAATGGCAATGGCAGCATGTCCTTTCTTGGTAAGCTCTCGTGCCCATTGATAGGTGTCACCTAGCTTGAGGTCAAGCCTATCGTTTTCAAAGCCCTTAATCTTAGACATTTGATCATACACCACTAAAGCAGGGTTGTGCTCATCAATGATGTTCTCAATAGCACGCTTGGTGCAATGCTCTAGTCCGTAGAACTTATATTTAGGAGCAACACGTTCTCGGAATATAGCATTATATTGCTGCCAATTAGAAAGTATCTGGTCTTTAGTAGCACCAAAGTATGATATATACATACGTAGAATAACTTTCTTATTATCCTCCTCATTATTAAAATGGATAACAGGACGTGACACTTGGTCTACAGCATACATCTCTACGTCGGCACAGAACAATGTGCCTCCCGATTCTGGACGTTTAATTAACATTCCAAAATCGCCTGGGCGCAAACTGCCAAGGCTTTTGTTAAGAAATTGCAAACGCCACCGGATGCCGGGTTCCATCGAAGACGAGTTAATGATTGCTTCTAGGTCCAGGTCTTCACTCGGTGTCTTCGTAACATCCTCAGCAGGGGCCTCTAGAGCCTCAGCAAGCGCCTTAACTTGCTCTAGGGTAGCCCTGCCCTGGGTGTAGCTAAACGAAGCCTCAGAAAGCT